ATCGCTGCCGACCGCGAACCTGTGGGGCACGCCGGTCGCGGTCACGCCGTCGATCGTCGCTGGCACGTCACTCGTCGGCGCCTACTCGACGATGGCGCAGGTGTTCCGCAAGGGTGGCATCCGCGTCGAAGCGTCGAACAGCCACCAGGATTACTTCATCAAGAACCTCGTCGCGATTCGTGCCGAGGAACGGCTGGCGCTGGCTGTGTATCGGCCCGGCGCGTTCGGCAAAGTGACGGGCCTGAACTGATGGCCTCAGATCCGACGATGAGCGCACCGGGCTGGAGTAATAACCCGCCCGGTGCGGCGTCACCGACACCGACCGAACAAACGCGCCTGTTTCCGCTGGCCGGGTGGAGTAACACCGGGCCAGCGGCGACCGGTGCCACGGCCGGCACGCCGGGCAGCTGGACGCCGGCCGCCAACAATCCGCCGCTCGCGCTGCCGATTACCGGCGTCACGGCCTCGCCGGCGACTGCGTGGACGACCGGGCAGTACGTGATCACCGACGACGGGCAGTACGCGCATTGGAGCGGTACGGCGTGGGTCGCCGGGAAAGCCTGAGAGGACCGATGGCTGAGAAGCACGCGCACGCTGGCAAGGCGAATCACAGCGACGAGGCGGTGCCGCACGACAGCAGCAAGACGCCGCCACCGCCACCGAGCGACAACATGAGCGACCCGGGATGGAGCAATAACCCACCGGGCGCGACGCATCCGCCACCGGAAGAAGCGCCCGGTGACCAGCACCCGCCCGGGTGGAGCAACGTTGGCGGGGAAACCAAGGCCGCACCGCACGCGCACGACGACGACAAGAAGAAGGCCGAGCGATGAACATTTTCTATCACGACCCGGGGCCGTGTCCGGTCGATGACGCACCGCACACGACCTGCACGAGCGCCGACTACAAACCGATCGTCATTTCGCAGCTGCCGATGCACGATGCGATGGTGCGCGAGCAGCGCGCGGTCGAGCAGCTGGCGCAGGCGCAGAACGCCGGCCAGGGCCTTGCGCCGGCGCAGGTGACCACGGCCACGTACCGCCGCCAGAAGGGCACGACGCCGGGCCGATGACCTTCATCCCGGCGCCGTGGGCCTGGCCGAAGAGCGTGACGTCGGTGCTGGTGACGGCGCCGACGTGGGAACCGATCACGCTCGACCAGGCGAAGCTCGCCGCCGGCCTCGATTGGCCGGCCGGCGACCCACGCGATGACCAGATGACCGGCTACATCAAGGCCGCACGCGAGCAGGTCGAGCGCGACACCGGGCTCGCGCTGCCGCAGCAAACCCGCCACGTGACGATGACGCTGGTGCCCGGTGCGCCGATGCCGCTGCCAATGCAGGCGCTTCCGCTGCAATCGATCACGACGCTCGAGCCGGCACCGGTCAACGTGTCGGTCATCGTCGACGGTGGCTGCTATTACCCGGCGGCGCTGCTGGCGCCGGTGACCACGACCTATGAAATCGTGTCGGGCTGGCCCGACGCGGCCTCGCTGGCGCAGGAAGCGCCGCTCTTGGTCAAGGCCGTCGCGATTCTCGCCGCGCACTACGCGACGTTCGGGCGCGACCTGGCGACGCCTGACCTGCGCGCGGTGCAAGTGATGCCCCACGCCTACAGCGAGGCCGTCAATGCGCATCGCCTGATTTGGGTGGCCTGAAGATGCCGGGCATCATTGGTCCCACCACCGCGATCGGCCGCCGGCCGCACCGGGTATCGTTGGCGAATCCGACGAGCCGGGTACCCGATCCGGATGGCGGGTACATCTACGAATGGGCGCCGTGCGACCCGCCGCAGGTGTTCGCGCGCATCGAGCCGGCCAGTATGCGCCAGCTCGGGCAGCTGGTCGCCGGCACGCTGGTCACCACCGCGACGCACCTGGTGACGCTGCCGTTTCATCCGCAGGTGCAGCAGGGCACGCGGCTCACCTTCACCACGACCGCGGTGCACGAGCTGCTCGTCATCGCGGCACCGGTGAACCTGGACAGCCGCGACAACGAGCTGGTGCTGGTGTGCCATGAGTGGGTCGGCACCGGGCCGGTTCCCGCGACGGCTACGGTGAGCAGCGCGCTCGAGCAAGAAGCGCCCGGTGCCGTGATGCCGGTGGTGGTGCGATGAGCAGCAACAACCGCTTGTTCGTCGACGGCCTCTTCGAATTGCGCGCGCAGCTCGAAGGGCTGCCGGCGCAGCTGGTCGAGGACGCCAAGCCGATCGTCACCGCCAACGCCGCCGGCGCCAACCGCGAGATTACCGCGGCGTACGAAGCGCACGAGCGCGCGCGCAAAGCCGACTTCCCGAGCCACATGAAGACGGTCGACCACACCAAGCAGCCGGGTACGTTCGTGCTGGACGTGCAGAACGATTCGCCGCTGGCGCGCGTGTTTGAGTGGGGGAGTGCGGTGCGGCACACCGCGCTCGGCGCCAACCGCGGCCAGATGCCAGCCGAAAACGTGTTCCTGCCGCGCTATTACTCGTGGCATCACCGCATGATCGACGAGCTGTCGGGGATGCTCGAGCAGCACGGCTTCACGGTGACCGGCTATGTCGGATAGTGGCGCCATCGACGAAGCGGTGCTGGCGCTGCTGCGCGCCGATAGCGTGCTGGCCGGGCTGCTGCCCGACGGCATCTACTTCGACATCGCCGACCCGGGCTCGACGCGCTACGCGGTCGTCACCATCGTCACCGCCGTCGACCAGGCGCAGTTCGGCGGCCGGCTGTGGGAGGACGTGATCTACCTGGTGAAGGCGACCATGTTCGGTAGCTCACAGGCGAGCCAGCTGCGCCAGGCGGCCGCTCGGATCGACGAGCTGCTCGAGGACCAGCCGATCGTCGCCACCGGCTACGCCTGGATGTCGAGCTATCGCGTGCTGCGCGTGCGCTATCCGGAAGTCGACCAGCACGATCCGACGATTCGCGCGTTTCATCGTGGCGGCCAGTATCGGATTCAAATGACGCCGGTCGCTGCGCCGGCAGGAGGACGATCGTGAGCGTATTTTCTGGACGGGATGGCGAGGTGTGGTGGGACGCGACCGGTGTCGGCACCGGCGCCACGCTGAAACAGGTGGCGTCGCTGGATAACTTCAAGGTGTCGTTCAAAACCAACAAGATCGACGTCACGGTGTTCGGTGTGTCGAACAAGCTGTACGTGCCCGGGCTGCGCGACGTCGACGGCACGGTGGCCGGCTTCTGGGATTCTGATGAGACGGCGCTGTGGGATGCCACGCTGGCGAACTCGCCCGGCTATCTGAAGCTCATCCCGAACAACAACGAGCCGCTCTTCTACTTCGCCGGCAAGTCGTATCTCGACGCATCGATGGATTGCGCGGTGGAAGGCGCCCCGAAGGTGACCAGCACCATCATCGCGGCGAGCGCCTGGACCGGGCCGAAGCAAACGACGCTCATGGTGGCCGAAGCCGTGGGTGGTGGTGGTGGCAGCAGCAAGGCCGATCGCCTGGCGGCGCTTCGGGCCGAAATCGCCGCGCTCGAGCGCGCCGCGTAGTTCGTGTTCCGCACGTTGACGATGCGCGGCCGGTTCGGGGCCTCGATTGCGTGGGGTTACCACACGGCCGCGCGATTGTCCGCGTGGGAAATCAGCAAGAACGAGAAAGGCGTGCTGTCGCTGGCCGGCACCTGCAGCGAGGCCGATGCGCTGAAGTGCAAGCAACCGGATCTGCTGCTGGCGATTCCACGCAAAGGCGGGTTCTGGATTTTCCCGGTGCGCTCGTTGACGCTGGCCGGCCGCCAGGTGGCCGCCACGCTCGGGCCGATTGAACACTGAACGGAGGGTACGTGGCGTCTCATGTGGTGCGACCGGAAACCCGGCGGCTCGAGCTGCCGAGCGGCGAATGGCTGGTGGTGCGGCGCCGGCTGAATTGGGGCGAGCAGTCGGCATCCTTCCGGCGTGGGTCCGTCTACGTGCCGGCGCTCGATGGCGATGGCAATGACGTCGGCGGCCGCTGGCGCAGCGAACCGGTGCTGGTCATCGAGGCCAAGCTGAGCGCCTACATTCTCGATTGGAGCTTCACCGACGACCACGGCCAGCCGCTCGAGCTACGCGACAGCCCGATCGGCGAACCGGATCTGGACCGGCTGGTGGCGCACCTGCGCTCGCTCGATAGCGACATCGTGCGCGAAATCCGCGAGGCCATCGATGCCCACGAAGCGCGCGAAGAGCAGCTGCGCGCCGACGAAAAAAAAACCCGCGGTTCGTCGCCGAACTCCGAAGCGACCTTGAACTTGCCGTCCGATGCGGGTGGCGTCTTGATTGGGTCCGCGCACTAGATCCGGACGAATACCAGGTGCTCCTCGAGATGATGCGCGCGCGTGACCAGGCCGCCGC